GTCTGGTTTTTTTTCGCGCCTGGCACCCGCAAAAAAGGAACTGCTGGCCGGTCTGTGGTCAAGCAGCAAGCGGGGCCAGGAGGTACAAGCGGAGCGGATCAAACAAGCGTTTGGCAAGCTCTCTATCGACTGGCTGGAATCGTCGGAATCGACCCATCAGGATTGACAGCCTGGCAGTTAATGGAGATGGCGAGGGGAGCACGCCCAGAGCTTTTTGTTGACGCCAACAAAAAGGATGGCAAGGAGCGGTGGCCGATCAACTCGCAGACTATTTCGATGCTGAAACTGATGCTTCCAAAGGATAAACGCGATGCTCAAGCTGAAAGCAAAAACGCGGGGCTTTCAGCGGATCATCCAGCAAGCCAACCGCAGAATCTCAGCAATCCAAGATATCGACCGCCGAGCCCTTGAAAGGTTTGGTGCGATCATTCGGCAGGATGCCAGGAAGCTTATCGGGAATCCAGTCAAACCACAGAAGCAGATTAGAACTGAGGTGATCGACGGTAAGCCTGTTGCAGTCTACCAGAAGGGACGCAAGCCACGGCCACCAGGCAAACCACCGATGGCGAGATATGGCGATCGTGACTTCGGGATCCGCAAAATTGTTTACGAGGTGAATCTCGGCAAGCGTGATGTAAAGATCGGCTTTGCTGGATGGAGCCGAAAGCTAGGATCGAAATGGGGTGCTGAGCTTCATGAGTTTGGCGGGACGTTTACGGCTAAGGTGCGTTACATCCCAGCATTGATAACACTTCAAAATATCAAGCGACGCAAGGGTAAAACGACGATTGCTCATCAGGATCTAGCGTTGATTAGTAGCAAGACTGGTAGACCGATGAACTTTAGGATGCCGAAGCGCCCAACAATGGCACCGGCACTGGCAAGACATCGAAACAAGATGACAAAGATCTGGGTTGACTACTACAAGGCGAGGTTCGGCTAATGGCACAGTTTGCAGGCCGCGCATATGTTGAGATGGGTGTTGAAGGCCAGGCCGCTTTCCGCCGTGCCTTTGCGTCGATGGAAGCACAAATCCGGAAGTTCTCAGCCCAGGTGCAAATGGTCGGGCGGGTCGGGTTCGGTGCGATGGGATCCGCTCTTGGTGGTATTGGCAGAATGCTGCGCAGTTTGACAGTTCAGGCCACCGCCCTCGGTGCCGCTGTCGGTGTTTCGTTCACAGTTAAAAACGCAATCGATCAGGCGTCTACGCTTGAGGAAACACTGAATAAGTTCCGTGTTATCTTTGGCGACAGCTCCGATCAGATGCAAGCGTGGGGTGACCAGTTCGCAAAGCAGATGGGGCGCGGCAGATCCGAGGTGCTCCAGTTCATGGCTGACAGCCAAGCGTTGATTGTGCCGCTTGGTTTGGATCCTGCCGTTTCTCAGCAAATGAGCAAGGATCTCACTCGATTAGCATATGACATGGGATCTTTCCATAAGGTTACAGATATTGAGGCATTTAATGCGCTGCAGTCTGCCTTGCGGGGAGAGGCTGATGCAATAGAGAGGTTTGGTGCAAGGGTAAACGAGGCGGCTGTTAGTGCTGAACTACTAAAGCAGGGGCTAAACCCAAAAACAGCCACCGAAGCCCAAAAGACAATGGCCAGGTATAACCTCATTCTGGTTGGAACGGAAAAGGCGCAAGGAGACTTAGCCCGCTCCTCTGGCTCCTATGCCAATCAGCAAAAAGCGTTGGTTGCGGGATGGACTGATGTTGCAACCGCGATCGGTACAGCGTTCCTGCCGTATGCAACCCTAGCCGTTAACTGGTTGAAGGAATTGTTCAATAGTTTCGGCCTATCCGCCACCGCCGCTGACAACTCAAGCCGAGTCTTTGGAATGGTTGGCGAGACGATGGCATACGTCACTGGCCCGCTAGACGCTGCAATCCGTGGCTTCCATGCACTCAAAGCCGCTATGAATTTCATCGTAGGCATGGGTGCATCGATCATCAATGTGTTTTGGGATCTCTTCAGGGTCCTTGCTAACAATCCTCTGACCCGTGGAATGTTCGGGGAGGATGCAGTCCAAAGCCTCGATAAGGAGGCTGCCAGGATTCAGGCAAGAATGGTCCAGGTGATGGAGACTAGCAAACAAGCGATGTTTGAATCGTTTGAAAAAGCAGTCGCACCAGAGGACCTCGGCAAAAATGCCATCGAGAATTTCCAGCGAACGATGGCCGACATGCGAGCTACCTACGAAGCAGAAGCCGCGAAGAAGGCTTCCGAATTGCAAGCCAGCGAGAACGCCAAGAAACTGGAAGCGTTGACCATCCAGAAGACAGCGGAGCAGGCCCAGGAAGTAGCAGACGACCTGCGTGATGCGATTAGCGATGAGTCATTGCAAGGGCTGGCAACTGGTGTAGATGCTGCTAGACAGGGACGCGACGAAGTTACAGCAGCAGCGCAGGAGACTACCCAGCAAGCCGTACAACTCGCTCAGCCGCAAGCACTGGAGGCGACAAGTACAGCAGCATTCGAGAAGTTCCGAGAGAACGCCATGAACCAGCAATTGGTTCTTGAGCGACAGCAAGCAGCCTTCTTGCAGAAGATCGCTAAAGCACTCACCAACCCAGCCGCCGCCTTTGTGGAGTTCGCACTATGAGTGCCGTTATCGGCAAGCGTGTCGGGATCAACAGCCAAGAGACGTTCGACCTCGATAAGCTGCGGGTAAACCTCCAGCATTCGGTAGTCTTTGTTGTCCGTATGACTGATGGCGTGGGTCTCGCTGGTAGTCCCGATGAGGATGCAAGGGAGAACGAAGTTGTCCTAGTCCCCGGGATCCCTGCCATCGGTGCCGCGTCGGACATTGCAGCCGGCGCGTACTGCATCTCCCGCACATGCACGGAGATTGGTCCGGCTACCTGGGAGGTGGAATGTGTCTTTGACAACCAGACCATCAAGGCCAACGAATCTAACCAGGAACCTTGGGACATCACGCCCAGGTGGTCATGGTCCGCTGAGACGATCGAGGTTCCGCTACTCTTCGATGCTCAGGATCCTACCAGGCCATTCTACAACTCGGCTGGCGAGTCACTGCCACCACTGACCACACCTGAAACAATCCAGGTGCTGACGATCAGTAGAGCGGAACTGTACTTTGACTACACCCAGATTCCCAACTACATGAACCGCGTCAACTCGCAAGCGTTCTGGGGTGCCGCTGCTAACACGGTGCTTTGTGCTTCGATCAGTGCGACCCAGGAGCGGAAAGAGCAGGTAGCTTATTGGAATGTGGAGTACCAATTCAAGTTCTGGTCAAACAACGGCGAAGGCTGGAAGATCAAACTACTGGACGAAGGAACCTACTACTGGTCGGGCGGATCCAAGGGGACGGGTGCAAAAGTTCCGTTCGGTGACGATGCTTTCCAGCAAACTACCGGCAACCTTAACGGCTCGGGCGGGAAGAATACTAGCCTGACAACTCCTGTGTTTATCTCGCCTAGCTTCAATCGCTACAAATCAGCCAACTTTAACGACCTATCGCTTGGTCCCTGGAGTTGGGCATGACGCGACAATACGCAGTCCTAAGCCCTGAGCTAGCCAAGGCGGTCCAAAAGATGGTCCGCGAACAGGTGGCAGGCTACAGCACTCCAGGTAGTCGCAACGTGCCAGCAAATACTGGTGCTACCTGGCTGATGCAGGCGGAGGAGGACATCGCCGCTGGTGATTATGGGGCAGCGGTTCCAGTGGTCGCCAATGGCGATGCTAGGGTTGCGACTCGGGACAAATCAACCGACGTCATCTCCGCGCACACGCCCAACAGTACCAGTGTGATAACCGAAGTATTCAACCTTAGCGATCGGCTCATTAAGGATAACGATTTCTTCCTAGCAACACGCACGCAAGACGGAACGCTGATCGTAGTTGACGTTTACGCTAGGCCAGGTGTCGCGATGATTGCTAAGGTAAATTCTGGCGGGATTACGGCACGAAGTGGCACAACTGTCGGCTCTGGTACAGTGACAGCCTACAAACTTTCTGGCACGAGTTTGACAAGCACAAGCACGACTCATACCGTCTACAATATCTCCGCTGCTTCGATTGCTGCGGATAAGTGGGTACAATGCAAGCGTGAATGGTATTCTGGTTATTGGTTTGTTGACTTTGAGGACTGCTAAACATGGCAACAAAAATCGAGCGGGCTAATGTGGTGATCGCGAACGGAGCAACGACCAGTGCCGCTGTGTCGGTGCCACTGGATAAAATTCCTCTGGCAGTGGTCACGCCAGCCGCGTTGACTGGAACTTCAATGAAGTTCGAGGTTAGCGACGATGGCGGAACCACCTACAAGCCGGTCTACAAGGAAGGTACTGAGTACAGCGTGACGGTGGGAACTAGTCGCCACGTTGCACTGGATGCAGCCGCGTTCCGTGGTGTGATTGGTGGACCATCGACGACGCCAACTAATCTCAAGTTGGTGAGCGGATCAAGTGAAGGTGCTGCGCGTACTCTCCAGGTAGTTTTTGGAATCGACAATGGCTAACAAGCATGGGGCTGGGTGTACATGCTGTGCTGGTGGTGATTGTGGTCCATGCACTGAGACGATCACCACGATCGCCGCGTCGGTTGGTAGCGATACCTATTCGTGGACAATCAACCAGGCGATCAACGCGATCCCTGGTTGCTCGCTGGTGTTGCGATACTGCTCCACGCCCGTGGAATATGAGATTGTTGACTACTCCGCTGCCGTCGCATGGGACGGAACCCAGGGAGACTGCTGGAAAGCGTTCTACAATTCGTGGCTTCCTGGTGGTTCAAACGTAGACTGCTGCAATCCGCAAGGAGGAGGCGGGCCAGGATTTCAGGGCACTGGCTACGGCGAGGCGTTCGGTGGTCCCGGTGGTGGTCCTGTTCCTGCTGGTTCCTGCGTTCCGTGTTCCACCTGGTACAACGCGAAAGACTATGAAGAAGATCCATTCTACCCAAACATTTATACGCAGTGGGGAGGATGTAAACCGACTGAGTATTACGTCTTTACGTTCAAGGTAGAGGACCTTGAACTGTTCTACAAAGTCACAACCTGGCAAGAGGTGTCACTGCTCTTGACGTTTGCGCCGAGCGGTACGCAGCAAGAGATCTTCGCGGTGTTTGGCCGAACCGTCTACGCGAAAACAGAACGCACAATACGCTACAAAATATCTGCGCACTACAATGACAACTGCCCACGCAACAGTGATTGCACAATCATTTCCCCAACTTGCGATGAAGGCGGGTTAGGTGGGCTGATGGGCTTTTTCTATTGCCTATTTGGTCAGCAGCAGATTACCTCTTATCAGTATCCTGCAGGGACACCAGGTCCTCTCTATAGCTTCCGCTTTATTGATTGCGCTGTAGACGCTCCAAACTGGGTGCAGATGACAACAAGCACGTTTTGTTTCGACTCAAGTCAGACATATGCAGCAGAGTGCAACTCAATTGCACCATGCGGAAGTGGTGAAAGAGATGCTGATGAGCAATGGTGGACTGATCGCCCAAACGACCCGACTTGTGCCGCGATCAATTCTGAAACCTATTTCAACAATCAAGTGATGGGATTCCCTCCGCCGCTGAATAATATGATCGTTCAGTTCTTAAACTACGCTACACCGTTTACAAACTCGCTTTCAAACAATGGAGCGTATGACGAAATCTGTGATAGCTTCGACATGGATCCTGTAGCTGGTGGCATTTATGGCACTTGCCAGGAACCTTGCCGAGGATTCGGGATCGCAAACGATCAATTTCAGGGGACGCTGACGGTTGACTGTGACGATGTCTGTGGCAATCACACGATTAACCGCGCATTCGGTGCCACCAAAAATAGCATCACAATGACATGGACAACATGCCCGGTGAGCCAGTGCAACGAGTCTGAAGCAGATCCGGTATCCTGCCGGTCGTGGCTAAGTGACTGCTGCCAGGGAACCGACCCAGCAGATACCACATTGCCAGTCAATTTCACATCAGCGACCACAGCAACAATCACAATCAACTGCCAACCATGATCGAATCCGCCTGCCCTCGCTGTGGTGCTATCCATAAAGCACCGAACCCGGTAACGCACTTCGGTTGCTGCCTGGTGGACTCCACGCCCATCGTGGATCGATCGCTCCTCCAGGTGATCCGCCACGAAGCACGCCCAGCACGAAACCGACTCGACCGCCCAGGAGATGCAGTCTACTACCTCATCAAAAAGCACTTCGGGATTGATCCGCCCAAGGGTTGTGGATGCAGGCGGGTGCAGTCCAACATGAATGCCAAAGGGTGGGAGAAATGCCTAGCCGAGATTGATAGCTTGGCCGATGAACTAAGGGGCAATGCGGAGAAGTTCGATTGGAGCGTCACCGTTTTTGCCGCACTTCGGGCTACAATGACTGGTGCGTTGCGATGGCTCAACCCGTTTGACCCGTGGCAATCAATAATCAAAGAAGCTTGCCGACTCACGAAAGAGGCGATCGATGGGCAAGAAGAAAACAGCGAACAGCCGAGGCCGGGAGGCGTTCAATAACGGCGATCCATTTGATAGCAACCCTCACAAGATGGGCGAGCTTGATCGCCTCTATTGGTTTCAGGGCTGGCTAGATGAATGGGGCGAGAATCGTATTCAGGCGATCCGATCTAAACTCAATTTGAGGAACGACCATGCAAAAGTGGACGCTAAAACAGATCGGGCCTAACGTCTTTGAGATATGCTTCTGGGACCTAGGGCAGGATACAGCTTGGATGTTGCTTCGCTCTGACGTTCATCATGACAACCCCAAATGCGATCAGGATCTAGAGCGGAAGCACTTAAATGAGGCACTAGAATCTAATTGCCCAGTGCTGGACAACGGAGACTTGTATTGCGCGATGCAAGGCAAGTACGATCGACGCAGCTCGAAGGAATCAATCAGGCCAGAACACCAAACGAATAACTACCTCGATTCGCTGGTCTCTACTGCGGTTGAATTCTACGAGCCCTACAAATCGATCCTTGCTATCTGTGGTCGCGGGAACCATGAAACGGCGATCCAGAAGAATCATGAAACGGATCTAACCGATAGGCTGACTGCTGGCCTGCGATCGGTTGGAGGCGTCACGCTTTCCTCTGGCTACAGTGGTTGGGTTCGGCTATCAGTCAAATCATCTGCCAACCCAGATCGATACGTCGCGTCCGCCTGGCTCCACCATTACCACGGATCGGGAGGTGGTGGACCAGTAACGAAAGGGGTGATCCAGACTAACCGGATTGCGAACTACACGCCAGACGCTAACGTGGTGCTTACTGGTCACACGCATGATGATTGGATCTTTTCGATCCCTCGCCAGCGCATCAGCCAAAACGGGAAGGTGTACCGTGATGAGCAATTGCACGTTCGGTGCCCTGGCTACAAGGACGCCTGGGGTGATGGCTCGGGCGGGTGGGAGGTAGAGCGAGGCATGGGACCGAAGAATATCGGATCGGCTTGGCTAGGGATAACGGTCAGCCGTGGCAAGAGTGGCGTGGATCGACTCAATCTTGAAGCGGTGAGGGCTAAATAGTGGGCGAGTATGTTCTACATCACGGCGACTGCCTGGAAGTATTGCGAACGCTTGCGGATAGCAGCGTAGACGCTGTGGTAACAGATCCACCATACGGCTTAGCCTTCATGGGTAAGCGTTGGGACTACGATGTTCCTGCGGTCGATGTTTGGGCTGAGTGCTTGCGTGTTCTCAAGCCGGGTGGTCATCTGCTGGCGTTCGCTGGAACGAGGACGCAGCACCGGATGGCGGTGCGGATTGAGGACGCGGGGTTTGAGATCCGCGACATGATCGCTTGGGTCTACGGATCGGGGTTCCCGAAGTCGCTGGATGTGAGCAAGGCGATTGATAAGGCGGCGGGGGCAGCGCGGGAGGTGGTGGGTCACTGCAAGCGCACAGGTAAAGAGGCCGGCACTTACGGAGCCATGGCCGGAGACAACTTGATCACCGCCCCCGCCACCCCCGAAGCCAAGCAATGGTCCGGCTGGGGCACTGCCCTAAAGCCCGCGATGGAGCCGATCACCGTTGCCCGTAAGCCGCTTATTGGCACCGTTGCCGCCAACGTGCTGGAGCATGGCACCGGGGCAATCAATGTGGATGGGTGCAGGGTGGGGGCTGAGGACATGAGCGGCCAATGGGACCGCGAATGGAATCAGGACGGGACTTTTGGAAACGGCAAACGCGCAAGCCAAGGTAAACAGTGCGCTCCCGGTCGCTGGCCCGCGAACCTCATCCACGACGGCAGCGAGGATGTAACCGAACTGCTAAGCGATTCCGCCCGGTTCTTCTACTGCGCGAAGGCGAGCAAGCGGGATCGGGATGATGGGCTGGATTCCTTCGCCACACAGATCACCGACGTCCACGCAAAGCACTATTCTCGGCGCATGGATGAGGTGGTTCGAGCAGACGGAAAGCCGCCAGCGATGGGCAAGAATACCCACCCCACGGTCAAGCCCACCGACCTCATGCGCTACCTCTGCCGACTTGTAACCCCACCAAACGGAACCATCCTTGACCCGTTCACGGGATCAGGTTCAACCGGCAAAGCCGCGATGCTGGAGGGCTTCCAGTTCATCGGCATCGAACGGGAGGCGGAATACGTGGAGATTGCCAAGGCTAGAATTGAGGCGGTAAAGAAGTGACAACCAAGAAGCCAACGAAAAAACAATCCCGCCTAGAATGGGTGAAACCTCCCAAGCTAAAGGAAGGCGACACCGAGACTAACGCCCAGGGTGGAAAGCACTCGTTCACGCTGGCAAGGTACGATGCAATTCCACCTGTGGTTCTTAGGCTACTGGCCCAGTGCAACGGATTCGGCTTGCGCAAGTACGGGCTCCACAACTGGAAAAAGATACCGATGGAAGAGCATATCGGGCACGCCATGAATCATCTGGTCGAGTGGTCCGCTGGTGATCGCTCCGAACCTCACCTAGTCAACGCCCTGACCCGTGTTGCGTTCGCCTTGACTCTGGCAGTTGAAGCAGGATTGCAGGCACCAACCTATGACCATCCAGAAGTTTGAACTAGGGCGACTCTACCGAGTTGTCTTCCTCGATCATGCCGAGGGCGACGATGCCTATCAGATCCGCCTAGTAGGTGAACTGGTCGCCAAGGGCAGGAAGACCATTACGCTGGGTTGCTGGCTGATAGATGGTAAGTACGAACCAGACGACCCGAACCAACACGTTTACACGATCCTGAGATCGACGATCCTGAGTGTGGAGGAGCTTATCCCATCGCCCGGTAGTACGTCGCAGGGCGACCTGGACGGGGATCAGCGACAGCGACAGCCTCAATCTCCCGTGCCTCGGAAAGCGCCGAAAGAATCTTCTCCGTGTCAGTTGCCGTCATCCTGAATTTACGCATGATCGACGATCGGCTAACCGGCTGGCGTCGCTTGGTCTCGCTCTTGATGTATGATAGCACCTTCTTCCACCTTGCCGTCTGCCAATCGCTACCGGTAATCTCTGACCTTGCCGCCTTGAGGAACTGCTGGGTGGCGATTCTGACCACATCACAGGCCCACTGAGCCGCTTCGTCATCAATTAGCGGTGATTCGTAGTCCCTGCTGCAAGCGTAGCAGATGGCCAATCTGCGGGCCTTCTCGCTGCTTCTCGCCCATTGCGCCGCTGCCGCTTCGTCGTGTAGGTTGTCCTCCATCAGCCCAGCCATTTCTCGGAAGTAGTGGCGGGCATTTCCAGTCTCTGGGATTACCTTACAGCCAGATGTAAACTCAGTCATGTTGCCATCGTGGTGCTTGACCTGGACCCAGTATTTTGCCTGTTGGATGATCGACTCAGGTGGCGATTGCTGTTCCGTTTCCTGGAGTGGTCCATACTGATGCTCCTGGAAGATTAGTAGGCGAGCACAGAAACCATCCAATAGATTCGACTCATCGAACCCTGCCCACAGCGTACCGGGCGTGGTCGATCCGTGAAGCAGCATACAAGGATCATCAACCTGTTTGTTTAGCTTGGAATCAGAATAGCTCTTCTGCTTCCACGTTCCTCCGTTGATCGACCACAGCTCAAGCATTGCATCCTGAATGGTGTTGAGTGTGGCGGATCCTCCGCTGGTCATCTTGGTTTTCTGAAGGAACTTTCCAAACTCATCCCACACGTAAAGCTTGGTGCTCTTAACCCGCATATCGGAAGCCATCGCGGAATCGCTCGACGGCTTACCTCCCCACAGTTCCTCAGCTCCTGCCGCGGTGAGTACATCCTGGACGACCCGAATTGGTGCCGCCTTCCCCGCACCAGGCGGAGCGACAGCAATCAAGTAAAGATTGGCACGGTTGCCCGATCGATCCCGCCACTTGTTGCCTAGCAGGGTAGCCTGCAATGCGATTGCTGCTGGGAGGGCAAGGATCGCTGATGGCCGAGGGTTCTGCTGCTGGATGAAGTCAACAACCTCGCCCATGAATCCAGGTGGTCGCATCAATCGTGCTGGCCAACCCGCGGTGTGAGCGTCCTTGACGCCTTCGATCAGATCGTTCAATGATGGCTGGATCTCATCGTCACTAGACAGCACCCTAGCAACCGTGACAGCCCGAGATGTGGCTGGCTTGGTTTCCATCGGTGTACCGTTGCGACTGCTGGACTCCACCGCCGATCGGATCTCCACTTCGTCTAGCGGGTTGGGCAGTCCACAGTTCCACTGCCAAACGAGGTGGAAACACTGGTCCACCGTTAGCCGTTCTCCGTAGTGGTCGATCGCGAACAGGTGTCCGGCAAGCTTGAATGCTGCATTGTTGCGACCACCTTCCAAGCTTGGCGGGTAGGCTGCAACGTAAGCTTCTGCACGATCGATAAGCGATCCGCTGGCCGGTTCGGTGGTGACCACCTGAATCTGCTTTGGTCGCTTGACTGGTTGGGATGGTCGTAAGTACTTATCACAAAGCCAGTCGATCGCCTCCTGCCCATCGCCAATCTCCATCCAATCCGCCTCGGATGGATCGACAGGGCGACCCGTCATACACCAAAATCGCGCATGATCGTAGCACTCAAGCCAGGTGCTTAGCTCACACTTTGCCCAGTCCGGCTTGCGTCCCCTGGTAATCAGCTTTAAACCGCTACCAGATGGCGACAATTCAGCGTAGGCAACACCGATGAATCGGTTCAGTATCTCGCTAGCCTCATCGCTCATCACGCCATCCAGCCCGATAACATCGTCCAGATCCACGCCTACATAATGGCCAGCTTCCGGAATAACGAACGCCACCGCCTCTGAGGTCGCCAAATCGTCTATGGTGTGCCACGTCGATCGATCGTTCGACTTGCCGACGAACATCTTTTTCCCGTCTGGTGTGTACCACCAGCGGACCCAGTTCGGTTGGTCCAATAGCTCCTTTGGAATGCTGCCTAGGTTCATTCTGCACCAACCTTAATCAGCCGCTTCTGGTGCTTCTGGATGTGCTTCTTCCGCAAACCCTCGTTGCACTTCTCCCGTGACCGCTGCTCTGGTGACTTCTCCTTTGGTCGCTGATAGCCGGACTGAATCTTCGCCCAAGCCAACTGGTAAGCGTGCTTGAGCTGATCGCAATAGACCTTGCTTTTGTTGTACTGGCCTGATGGCCTGAGCGTCAGCCCAAGGCGACGGTTTAAGCCCTGCTCCACTGACTCGGTGGGGTCACAGAAATGCTGGCGAATGAGCGAGAACACCCGCGTCCGCTCGTTGAATATCGAGGACAACCAGCGTTCCTCAACCAGTCGGATTCCTTTGACGCCTTCCTCCTCGATCAACTGATGTATCAGCCGCTCCGCTTCATCGCTGACCCAGGGCAAACCGATATCGCAAGGGGTGTCCATGCTGGCTTGCTCGGTCGCCATGATGATTGACTTCCGCGACTCGCTAAGCTTCTTTGACTTGCGGATCTTCTCAGCCCTTGCCGCGCCTTCGGTGTAAACATCCTGCCAGCCCATGATCTAGCCTCCTTTTTTCAGCCCAGATAGAAAAATCTCGTGGTCAATCTCTTCCTTCTTCGCCCTGAATTCCTCAAGTGCCCGCTCGTAACTAGCCTCCTCGCCACCTTTGCCAGAAAAGTAGAGCAGCCTCCCTTTGTAAAGCTTCTGCCACCGCTGATCCCTATCCCTCCAAGTCAGTTCTTTTTTTTTAAGTCCACGAAAAACGTCCCTGTCGATGTAAATGGTGTCCTGCAAATCAGCTAGATAGCCCGCCTCGATAATCGCTTTTTGAATGCCGATGTACTGAACGATGTCAGGCCATCGCTTGCCTTTGGTCCACTTTAAAACCAACTGCCGAGGCGATGCAATAGCAAATTCGTCTGCCTTGTGCAATCGATAAGCTGCCCAAACGGAATCGGGAACCGGCACATCTGACCGCTCTTTCCACCATGCCGCCGCTTTCTTCTGCTGCCAGGATCCTTGGGCGTGCTCCAAACAAACGTACTCAGCCACCGCTGCGGCGCCGATCAGCTTGTACGTGACTCTGAGCATCCTCGGTTTATGCTCAGGTGCGTAGACGCTGTAGCTCACGCTCTCCACGTCCACCGTCTCCATTGCATCCTCACCACCTGATAGCACCCGCACTTCCGCAGGCCTGATGTCGTGCTTGATTTCCTTTTCTGGGAACTGGTGATCGCACTGGGTACACTGGGTCGCTGCTGCGTGAACGATCTCTTTGCACTCCGGACAAACTTTGCTGGGTGCCTCGTTACCTTCGCCACGCTGGGTAGTTCGGTAGTCATCGGCAAAGGAATCGATCGGGCCATGAGTGATCAGATTCCCCGCGAAGTCAAGGACTAAGCAGTCCTGCTTCGTGTGATGCGTCCGCAACCCTCGACCAATCATCTGGTAGACAAGCCCCTTCGATTGGCTCGGGCGTAGCATTGCAATGGCATCGATGCAAGGAGCATCAAAGCCAGTGGTAAGAACATCGATGTTTACGAGGTACTTAAACTGCTGCGATGCAAACGCTTCTAGCGTCTCCTCTCGCTCGCTTTTGCTGGTGGTCCCATCAACGTAGGCAACGTTTCCTGGTTCCAGATTCGCGATTGCTTCCACCACCATCCTGGCATGCTTGCGACCACAGCAAAAGACTAGCACCGAATTCCTGCCCGCAGTCCTCGCCACCAGTTCTCGGCAAGCCAGATCGACCTTAGCAGCGTCCTTGCTGGCAGCATCATCGAGCTGCTTTAGGATGTACTCACCGCCAGCCATTTTGACGCCCGATGTGTCGATATGGTTATCGGGATCCTTGCTTATCAGATTGCAAAGATAGCCCTCCTCAATCAGCCGTGTGATAGGTGCCGAGAACGCCACCGTCTGGAGGATCCTATCGGGACCAATGATCGACCCGCTATCCAGTCGCCACGGTGAAGCAGTCAAACCAGCAAAGCGGAAATCAGGGTTCAGCCGTTGCCAGTAACGCAGCATTGACAGCCATTGCCCATCACCATCGGGCGGAATCAAGTGGCATTCATCTGCGATGATAAGATCCCGCCAGCCCAGGTGTAGCAGGCTCTCCTCCTTCGCCGCTGACTGGATCCCGGCAAAAACCACAGGCTGACTACCGCTCTTCTGGTTGAGACTGGCGGACCAGATCCCAACCGGAACATCAGGGCAGATCGCCTGAAATTTCTGCGCGTTCTGCCGAATCAGTTCGGCTCGATGCTGGAACACTGCCACACGGCCACCATTGGCGACCATCCTTTGGGCTAGCATGGCTATGACCAGCGACTTACCAGCCCCCGTTGGAAGGATGATCGCAGGGCTGGTGCTACTGGTCGCGAAGTGCGCAGCGATCGCCTCGACTGCCTCAGTCTGATACCATCTTGGCTGCATGATCGATCACCCAGCGATAAAGATTTTGCGACGGATCACGCTATACTGCTCAACGGAATCACCGTGCAGATCGTCCGAAATCTCTCGCCACTCCTGATCGAACCCATCCCAGAGCTGATCGCCTGCTTTTAGGCTGTCACCTTCGACCAGCAATCTCCAGACGATCGCCCCTTCCTCATCGACCCCCATCAATTTCCGGTTTTGCTCATCCTCAAACTGAAGCACCTCGATCATCTGGTCGAGTGCATCGATCCTCGCCTCCGCTGCCTCCTGCCTGCCTGCCGCTAGTTCCAAATGAAGCTTCGCAAATTGCTTCCTCAGTGTCGCCAACAAGTCCGATGGTGTTTCGCCGCTCATCCCAATTCCTCCCTTAATCGTTCGATCGCCTGTGTATAAATCTGCCCAACACGCTGCCGAGAAATCCCAAGCTGATCGGCCACCTGTTTCACGGTGTACCCGTGCTGTACCCGCAGTTGGACAATCAGCCAGGATCGCTCATCCAGCACTTCTGCCGCTGTCAGTTCCGCTACTGACTGGCCCATCTCTACCGCCTCACGTTCAACCGATGGCCCTTGGTGGGCTCTTTCCGATTGCCCTAGCTCACGCATGACGCGGAGCCTGGCGAACTTTCTCGGCTGACCAGATACCAACTGCAACGCCAGCATCTGGTAGACCTCATATTTGGGCGTTCGGAAGCGAGACGCTAACCAGCCTGCGGTAGTATCGAGCCACTTGAGCGTCTCATCTTCCATGACTGCCTCCGATCAGAATCCCTTGGGTGGTTGCACCTGGCCAGGTCGCCAAACCTGCGGACCCGATGGAGGTGCCGCTGGTCGCTGCTGTGGTGGTGGCGTCGGTGCCGTTGGCCTGGCAGCTGGTGCCTTCATTGCTCCGCCCTTTTGTGGCGGTGCTTGCGAGTCAACAGACCACCAGACCTTGATGTTGGTGTAGGTCTTGCCGTTCTTCCCGGTAGACGCCACCAGCCGAACGAAGCACTGACCACCCAGGAACTGCTGATCGTCAGTAGGTCGCATCAGCCCAATCGCGCGGCAGACGTTCTGGAGCGTCGCCATGCCGATCTCAACCCGCGATGCGTCTGGATGGTACAGCGAATGATTGCTCCGCACCGTCCGCCCGTTAAATGGGCTTTGGTCGATGATGGTGTACTCAAGCTTGAGCGTGCTGGTACCTTCCATCTGGTTATCATCGCGTTCGGCGCTGGTGATTTCTACGAAGTAGTCTCCATCGGGGATCGGTGTGTAGCTCCGCTCCTCTGGCACTTCATCCCAATTGATCCATAGCTCAGCCATTCTTCGTCACCTCCTGATGTTGTGGTAGATACTTCGCATACTCGCTGTAGCTCAAAGGAATCTCTTCTGGGATCCCCTTCAGCCTGTTGCCCGCCATCGCTGACGGCTTCGGAGTGGTCCTCAGGATCCGTCCGCCTGCGCGAACAGCCTTTGCGACCTCTCGCCCCATTTTTCCTTCCTCCTTCTTGACCGCGACTTTCTCGCAGGCGAAGAAGATTTCATCGCACCATTCCCGCAAGTGCTTGACAACCAAGTTAGCCAGCTTAGGTTGCCAGCGATCGTAGCTTGCGGTGTCTGGATCCTCGAACCTCACCGGCTCAGCGTGGGCGATCAGAAACACGCCCATTCCACGCTCAGCAATCAGTGCGTCTAGCTCCCTGGTTAGCCGGTTGAACCAACCTTGAGCCATCGTGTAGCCGCGCCCGTGGCCCATATCGATCAGGCTGGAGACGCTAGCCTCATGGCAGATGCGTTCATGGACAAGCTTCTCGAACCAGTCCACGGAATCGATAGCGAGGTTCTGGAACTGGTGCTCGCCGGTTCGCAACTGTGCGATCTGGTCAAACACCTGTTCGGGATCGGTGCACAGCCCAAAGGTAACAGCATCGATGTTGGCTAGCCCGTCCTCCGTCTGGATGAAGACAACGCTAGGAGCCTCGCTGCAAAACGTTGACTTCCCGATTTTGCCCACGCCGTAAAGGAATGTTCGGCGCGGCTTGATGACGCGGGTTGAGTAGAGCTCCATTACTTCCCCTCCTCGATCTTGATGCGGGCGTACGTGCACGAGTACGACTGAGCGCCTGTCTTGCCCCTAACAATAAAACGGCTGTAAATGTCCTCTGGCAAAACTGCGAGAAGTTCGTATGTAAACCATTGCTGCTCCGAATCGCTGACCTCAACCATTTTGCCAGCGTCCTCCGCCGTTGGTTCACGGTATTTGGGATCTGGGACATTCGAGACAATCACTGGCAGCGAATTGCCTTCTACCATGTCGTTTGTTGCTGTGTACGTCATAGAGTTTACAGAGACAAACTTTTCTCTGCGCCTAACACGCTTCCAAAGCAAAGAGTTATTTTGCCCGATGTCCTTAGCCATCTCATCCGGCACCGCCATCTCCACAACGCTGTAGCCGTCCGGAACCCAACTTTTTTCACTCATCAAATCACCTCCACTTTCTGCCCATAAACCAACGAAATCGGCCACTCAAACTCATCTTCACGCAGTCGCAACTGCTTGTATTGGTCCAATGCCTGGATCACCTCTTCCCGTGCTGCCAGTAGGGTTGAATCCATCACCCTGTAAAGCTGCGAGCGAAACGGCATTTCCTTTTCAATGGCGAGCACAAAGACTGACCACTCATGACCGGTACCCAACGCCCGAACCATCTCACGGTAAAACGCAAGCTGTCTAGCATAGCCGAATTTGCCGAAGCGATAGACGAATGTGTCAAGCTCCGCATCGGTTTTAACGTCTACAAAGTAGCCTGCCATAACATTGAGCCAGTCCAGCCTACTCTGGCAGTCAACGCCGAAGATGTCGCCTCGGATGGTCTGCTCTGGCTGCCCATTGTCAAGCATCTCGATTCCAGCAGTCTCCTTCGTCGCCTCCGCCATCTGCTGTATCCGGCTGAATTCCTCGCCAGTAATCAGTTCTTGCCCCGGCATGACGTTATCAGCCATCCACTCCTGAAACGCTTTGGTATCGCGACCGTAGGGCTTGAGAGTCTTTTCGTTAATTGGTCCCTCCGATACCACATACCGATGATGGAACTCCGCCTCACCTTCCAGGAACCAGCAATGAAACGCACGCCCAAAAGCGTACGCGCTGGAGTCCTTATCTTGGATCATCCCCTTGGCCATCAACTGGAACTCCAGCGGGCTCCGCCTGAACCGCTCCAGGCTGTGACTGCCCATGTACTTTCTTCTTGCAGCATCGTACTCCGCAGACGTCACTGCTTCTAATCTCGTGCCCATAAATCATCACCTCCTCAACCGTGCCCTCTAACCGTTGCCCTGACAGCCTGACAGTCAAGCCATCAACCTCCGCCTGTTTCGCCTCGATCACTTCCAGCAGATGGTGAATGATCGTTGCTGCTTCGCCACTGGTGCCCGTCCAGCAATTCGCTGGCCCGAATCGATCCGCCCACTGGCGTGCCCGTTGTAATAGATCGTCGCTCATGGCAAATACTCCTCGACCAGCCCACTGGCAAGCATGATGTCCGACAGCCACTTTTGGCGACCACTGAACCAAACATCGCCAAGGTATCGCCCGTACTTGTCACGTTTGGTCTTTCGGGACCAAAGATAACAACTCCCGACAATCGGGAACTGATTCTCCAGCAAATCTTTTGCCTCATACCACCCCGGTTGTCCGCGCTCAGGAGCGTTACACCGCAACAGGCGAAACCTTTCCTTTTTCCAAATCCCAAAACCGAGGTCCATGACAGCGTCAAATGTGTCACCATCAACCGCAGTGAGTGAGTGCGCTTTGAAAACCCACGCCATCTTGCCTAGGTCGTCCGGCTGCCTTAGCCGCTGCTCGACCAGTTCCCGCTGCGTCAAAATCGAGTCCATTTCAACCTCCAATATCCAATGACCACGCACCGAACCATGCAGTTATCCCACACCAAGCCGCCAGCAGTGCACCAGTCGCCGCTGTTGGGCTGTCATCGAGCATCGCAGCAAACGACTGGACGATACCGACCACCATTGCGATCAGCAGGATCACCACCGCAGCGAGGCCGCAGATGCAGGCGATACACAGGGCACCACCTTCAACCGGCTCTCCGTTCGCTGGCTCGGGCTGGTCAAGCAGGATGGCTTGTGCCTCGGGTGAGAGTTCGACCGTGTCGCTCATTGAGTAGTAGGTGGCTCGATCCTTTTCGCAGGACCACTCACCTGGAGGCCACGGCCTTGAACGTGGCGCACCGTAGCCGTATACCATTTCCGCGAACCAGGCCGCCCGATCTGCCTCACGGTCGCCCATGCAGACGAAACCATCCTTTACGCCAGGTGCATCGATCCGCCATACGCCATCACGCAGGGTGATTTGTGCGATCGTCTTTTTGCTCATGGTCTATGCTCCGTGGAAGTCAGGTTGTGCTGCTCGGGAAACACGTTGCTTGATTACCGGCTCACCAGCAGCCAGCCCAATCATCGCCTCGAGGTAGTCAGCCGAAGCCAGCCAGTGCCCCTTGGCGACTTTGTAGACGATCGTTTTTGACCACCCAGTAGCTTCAGCGATCATGGGGCCAGTGTAGCGATCCGCGAACAGGTCGCCGGTTAGCTCCATCGCTGCTTGCTGCATATCGGCTTCCGCCTTGCGGTAGGCTTTTAGGGTGTCGATGTAGGTTTTCAGTTTGGTTTTGTTCATGGGTGCCTCAGGAAAAATCGTACTCAATGGTCTCACGGTGCAACATTACAGAGCGATCCCAAATCTGGACATGAGATGCAGGCCAGGGGCCGATTGTCTGATCGATAGCGTCCTTGATTGCTTTTCTGATGACAACGGCCATCTGTTCGACATCAGCGGTTCCATCTGCGATCATTGGCCGAATGTACCCAAGCTGTACGTCAAATCGCATTGTGATCTCAGGGAAAACCTTTTCACTGTGGAAATCAATAGGAATGCTGTTTAGGCAGACAATGCCATGCTTATCCGTAAACTGATCCATCCTTTTGTTTGAGCCGTCAACGTGACACCTTTCATCTGGCAGTAGTTGATCCAAATCGTATTTCATCCCACACCTCCAAAAAGTTACATTCCCAAAACCCAATTCACCCGGCGGGAGTTGAACCGGCAACTTTCGAGCGATCGCCCGACTGTGTTTCCTGGATACACCACGGCGGGAGCCGACTACTCAACAGTCGGTGGCTTTGGCTTGTCGCCCCACCACGGATTCCATTCTGACGGCTTGCCATCGATGAAAACATCCTCGCCTGTCACCCATTCGGCCAGTCGCTCGCCGGGCTGGAAAAAGCCTTCAACGGTACCCAGCACACCCACCACGCCCCAGAAAATCAACCACGCCTCGATGATGCCGATACCGAGTCGATTTCTCTTGTCACGTCGCACAATCAATCTCCTTGTTGAAAACCACAAAACCAAAACCAATGGATCGGGCAGGAATCGAACCTGCGTCTTCTTTCGCCGGAGGTAATTAATCTCCGCAGGAAAGACGCGTCTCCGGCCAACTGCTGCGCAACAGTCGACACGCCACGCCGCCGATCCAGTCTCCGTCAAATGTTCTTGCCGTGTCGTTCCTGCGTTCCCTTCTCACCAAACGCAACTGGATGGTAGTCCCATCCACTTTCGCAGTCGCCCTCAATAACGCCCATCAGCGAATCGGTCCACCACACTTCGATCTTACCTTCAATGCCAAGATCAGCGTGATTCGTAGACTCTGGCCACGCTTCAAGAAAAGCCAGCAGTTCGCCAATGGCCTTCAGTTCTTCGGCATTGTGCTGGAACCGGCAAGATTTTTGAATATCAAGTTTCAGTTCCCATTCATCATGCAACTTCTTGACGCAATCTAGGCACCATCCAGTATCGCTGTGGTCGCAGTTCTGCAAGTGTGGCATTGTCATAAATCACCCGATAACAAAAAAATGCACCGGAGTTGCCGTCCGGCTCGGCTACCACAAACTCTATGAATCAGGTCGGGCGGGATTCGAACCCGCCTCAGCTCTGTATAACGACTGTTCCACGGACCTAACTTGTGGTCTTAGCTTCGTGTAGTTGTTCAATGATTTCCTTGACTTCATCCGCAAGACGCTTGTGAATGCCAAGACCGCTACCGTTGTATGTGAACACATGCGATGCGTACCTTTTCCGTAACCATCCTTCAAACTCATCGATTGCGTTTTTGCCCTCGATCAAGCCGCACAACCGGTCGATGCGTTTCCTGTCGTCGTCTGCTAGTGCAATTTCAATTTGTGTACTTGCCATTTACTGCCTCTCTTCTGGTGCGCCGCAATGAATGCAGCATTCGTCGCCTTTCGAATCGAAACCCAATATCCGGCGAATCGCCACGATAGCTTCCGCCTCATCACCAACCACAACTGTAGCGTAAAACTCTAGCCACGGACTGATCGAGTCGCCCGGATGGATCACCAGCACGCGGCCACCGGCCATCACCTTTTCCGCTATCTCCATCGCCGTTCCCCATGACGGCTTCCAGCAATTCGCTAGAAGTAGATCGCAGTCAAACACCCGATCTAAATCACCCTCGACGATTTCCTGCTCGTTTCCTCGCTCGGCGCCCCGGTAGTCGCGGTCCATCGGATCGTCAAACGCAACCTCACCGGCCAACGCCGCTTTGATCCGCTCGCGCCAGCCCTTCGCCTCCTCATCCGTACAACGGTTGATCGGTCCCGCTAGATAGACGCGTTTCATGATAGCTCCCCTAGTTGCTCGATAGTCGGCGCGCCGTTGCCGATACCGTCGTCACTCGCCACCCTCCACGGCTGGCGGCTTGGGAAGTGGCATCCAGTGGGTAGGCTCTACTGGCGACCCATCCGACGAAACCCAACAACCGCCAAACCACGCCAAAGAAAACCGTGGACCATCCGACAACACCAAGCACCACTCAGACCCCGCCGGATGCTCTTTACTGGCGACTCTCCATCGCATCTCCGCCACTTCCTTCCTCAGCCGCTCGATTTCCTCCGCCTGTTCCCTGATCGTCACATCTGCCACGACCAACTCGGCCAGTAGATCAGACTTGTCGCTCATCACTCACCCACCTTCCGCACTAATCCCGCGAACGCCCAATCGGTCCAAGGATAATAAGGCACCGCCTCCACCCTGTACGTACCACGCACGCCAGTCATCCGCAAAGCCGACTTGCCAAGCTCCCTCGCTCGCTGCTCGGTGTCCGCTCGGACAAACGAATCGCCAAGGTTGATGTTTCGATTCTTGCCGGTGTACGCTCGCACCCGCCACATCTGCCAGCCACCCATCACTCACCCCCCGCAAACTGAACCGCCAAGATCAAAACGAAAACCGCCACGATGCCGACTAGATCGGCTAGGTTCAAATCACTCGCCATCTGTCACCTCAACTTGGCTGGGGCTTGTGGTCAATTGCTGCCATGATCGCCTGGCCGATGGTGTCGCCGTGATGAGTGGATCCATCTTTATCGATCCTTGCTATCCAAAAAAATATCCCACGGTACAGATCCCAACCGTTCTTGCCGTACCGCTCATCCAGCGTAGCGGCCATCTCGTCGACGTCACTCGCCATCGCTTCCTCTTCGCTTTCTGGCATTGGATCAGCTCCGTAAATATCATCTAGCCTGATGTTCAGCCTAGCCGCCGCTCCACGGCTTTTGACTCGCAAAGAATTGATTCGCTGCAACTTAGCCCACCTACCGAAGGTCATCTGTCACCTCCACGCTCATCGCTAGCTCCTTTCAACCCTTCAAAAAAACCGTTCAGTTCCATCAGGTCGGGCGGGATTCGAACCCGCGTTTCACAGCGTCACGCCATAGTTGTCCTGGACCACTAGACGACCGACCCGCCAACATCAAGAAAACCCGCAGTAAACGCCAACCGTGAAGAACCGGCTAGCTACATCCATCCCCAGCCTTTCCTCAGTCAGGCTCCTTGCCGCATGGTAGGCATCCTGGCACGCCAGACCAGCCTTGCAAATCGCCTTGTACTGCTTGCTGCGGATAGGGAAAACCTTCATTGCGTTTTCCCATGCCTCAATAGCAGATTGAAGCTGCTTTCCTAGCATCTCTCCAAACTGCTTTGCAGTGGCTTCATCGAAATCATTCATCCCAAGTTGTCCTTTCTAAAATCCGAGGTTACGCCTACTCCACAGTCGGCGGCTTAACGTCGCCAGGAGGAGGGCCAAACGTACCCGATGGATTCACCCACCAGGGACCACGCTCAGCCGCCTTGCCTGTCTTTCCGATGTCCCAGCCTGTCGCCCACTCCGCCGTCCGTTCGAACACGTTGAAATTAAACTCCAAGCAGAACACCAACAGGCACGCTTCAATGATTCCCATAATCAATCTCCAAAGTAAAACCACGTTACCAAAACCAAGCACCCGGCAGGCGTCGAATCCTGCGTCTCTGGATCGCTCCAGCGTGTTCGCTACACCACGGGCACCGTCCGAAAGGAGTCTCGAAGGCTGGCTATGCTTTTTGTCCGCCTAATCCAGCGAAGCGGAGCCCTACCGAAGCGTCAAGTAACAACCGCCTCGGCAACAGGTAGTCAATTAGCAGATGGCACCTTATGCCACTGCTGAACCCAGTCAATCGCGCCGTAAACGATGTCGTTTACCTGCTGCGACTCAGCCACCGTCAGATCAGCCGCAGGCCTCAGGATCCCGCCACAGATGCGACCTGGCAGCCCGTTCCAGTTGTGACAGCTTGTCACAGCCATCACAGGCTGGTAGCCAGCGTCGTACAGGTGATCGTAAATGCGATCCATCAGATCGCCAACCGCCTGGTGTTTCTCGTCAGGCTTGACGCCAGACCAGTCAATCGCGCTGAACACCAGAAACCATTCGTCACTGCCACAAATTCGGATGATTTTTTTGTCGCTCATTGCCCTACCTCCAAAGTAAGTTTCAACCGTCAATCGGTTCGCCGTTTTGAATCATCTTCTTCAGGCTGCTTAGCCTGGCCGTAGTGTCTCGGGTGGTGGTGATGGGTACCAGGTGAGTCCTGATGCCCTCCGAATCATCAACCCAAACAACATACAGGTGTGGCTTACGTCCCTGCGACTGCAGCTTGCAGGCTAGCTCAGCAGCCTCCTTGGCAGCTGCTCCGCTGTATGCCATCGCAAGGTGCCGCTCTAAGCCGATTTGAAACCGGACGTCGATCTTTTTCGTTGTGCTGGTCATCATCCCGACTCCTCGTTAGTGTAAATCAACCTGCCATCTCGACCAACTTCGACCACTCAAACCCGCAAGCCTGCAACACCTGCTGGCTCACAGCTTCGCAATCCTGCCGATCAATCATCGTCTGGCAGCCACTGTTCTGAATGTCCATGCCGAGCGGGTTGTCAGTCGCTTCGACCGCGAACAGCTTCACGCCACGGTTCAGGCGAGGGCTGTTGATGTAGATGCGAACCTGGCCAGTGGTGGGATGTGTCCAAGTGCCCAACTTGACGTTGCCTGCGATCATTTCCGAGACTCCAAAAAAAGTTTGCTGCTGTCAGTCGCACCGTTGCGACCACATGAGCAGTATCGGCAAAACTTCCCGCCGTGTCCAGCCCAGTTGGAAGATTTTGGAAAAAATTTTTGGCGATATGGGAAATCGCAAGGGAACCAAAGGAAACCAACGTTTGCCAAAGTGCAGTACTGGTTGGACACTTGGTATTTGAGCAGGATTGCCACTTGTGGGGGTGGTCAATGTTGCGAAACGATCATGCGAAAACCGGATCGCACATTCGCAAGAACCACTCGAAACAGGCCCGAGTTATTGCGCAGCCGACTATTGCTTCATACATATTAACTCCTCTCATAAAACCCAATAAAAATAAGGATAATAATATATATTATGTAATTAATATGAATGTTCCATAGGAGTGTCTTTCCTTCCGGTTTTGGGGTCTTTTGGGGTGTCTTTCTCTTTTTAGTGCGCAAAATTCGCTATAATTGCCCGCACCACCAGCAAGGAGGGGGATCGAGATGGGCAAGGAATACCGGCTACCGTGGCCGCCGAGCGTGAATCACTACTGGCATCAACGAGGCAGCCGAAGATTCCTATCGGCCAGGGCCAGGGACTACAAACAGGCAGTCGCCGCTGTGGTCACCGAAGCGGGCAGGGAGGCCATAGGGCCCAAGGATCGCGTCTCTGTGTCGATCGTGCTGAGACCACCGGATCGCAGACGCAGGGACATTGACAACACGGCCAAAGCGATCCTGGACGCCCTGGCTGGGGCGGGGGTGTACGACGATGATTGCCAGATCGATCGGCTGTTGATCGAGCGTGATCGCATGACCGAGGATGGGATCGCCATCGTTAACGTGTGGAAGATTAGCCAAACTGATGCAGGCGTCTCAAAATGAGAAAAATTCGTCTCAAAATGAGAATTTTGGTGTCTCAGTCTAAGATCGAGACTTTCGGGTCCTTCCCTGCAACTTGCGTGCCATAGCCGCGAGAAACTTTTC